ATTTATATTTTAAATTACGTAATTCTTTTACTCCTTTAATAAAATAAGTGGGCGGTTCATACTTTAATGGAATACGCTTGTAAGCGTCCAATCATGACCGCCCTTTAAATTGTAGAAATCACAAACGCTATATTGACAGGTTATCAACCCCAAAACCTCATAAGTACGTTTTACCGTAGATACTCCCATGTAGGTAACAATATGCTATCTGTTTTCTACATATACATTATAACATAATTAACTTGATAATGCAATACCAAAATACAAGGCAACCAAAAATTAAACATATCCAAAATAAAATCTTTTTCTGTGTCATTTTAGAAACCTCAATAACTCCATGCAATCGTTATAATGTAATTCGCTAAAATCATCACGCATTAAAGCAACTTGAATACATGAACGTATTAAACGTTTTTGTTTTCTGTTTAATTTCTTTGTTTTAATAAGTTTATGTTTCCATTCTTTGCTTTGTTCTTCTAGTTCTCTGTTTCTAGTTCTCACTACATTTGTTGTTTTTATTAAGTGATTGTAAACACTTTTCTTTATTGTAATTGTATCGTCTTGACAAGTACAATTTTCACATTTTTTATCACACATATTTTGACCTCCTATTTTAGTGTAAATTCTGTGTCTTTTAATATGATACCACCTTTTACACGTTTCGGTAAAAGTTTACCACCGCTTTTAAAACCTTTGTGGAAGTTATCCCATGTAACCTTTGCTTTTATTGTATCGGGCATACCCGCGCATTTAACATCAATTTTACCGTCTATTTCCTCGATATATGTTTTTTGACGAATAAATCTAGCACGAGTGAACGTGCTTTCATGCGCCCAATAACCTAACTCTTTATCGTCGATAATGTGTTCAATCGCTTTTGGTATATCTGTACCAACTAAATGCAAACTATCTGTATCAGCATAAATGAAACGGTCATAACATAATTGAGCGGTACTGATTGTTTTATGTCTAGCCCAAGCCGTTATAAATACACCCATAGGTATATAGATAGGGTCGCGTAATTCTTTTTCGCCTAACTTCCATTTAACAACGTTTTCGTCGTCAAGATACGGTATCTTTCCTGTTACGTCGGGGTTTGTACCAAATTTACCATATAAAGAATTAAGCATAAGTTTAGCAAGTTGACGTATTGCCCCTTTGTTCTCTTTTTTAACTTTACCCCATTTATCAATATATGGTTTGAATATACCTACACACTGTTTAAACTTCCAACCGTTTATATATTCAATGTTCCATACGTCATAGTGTTCAAAGAATAACTCAAGGTCAACACTTGTTAAAACAAGGTTTACTTGTTCTTTGCTTTCTGTGATATATTCATTAGGAATAAATGACAAGTTGTTTTTTAATTGTATGGTGGGTATATAATCTTTTTTCACTTTAAATTCACAATTAAAGTTTTGAATGAAAAGCGGGTACATTTCATCATAATCATATTGACCATTGAAGAATAACGGCAACCCATACGGCAATGGTTTATCATACATTACGGACGGGTAAAGGCTATTCACATCAAATACAATACCGTCTTTTATATCTTTGTTTTGAAACTTTGGGTTTACATAAGTAAAACCGCCTCTATATGCTTGTCTTATGTCTTTATCTGTTTGTATATCAAGTATTGGAAAATTTATCTCAAATTGTTTTTTACTGATAGTTCTTTTAAAGTCGTTCAATGCGTCGCTACCGTTTGTTATCTTTGTTAAGTTCTGTTCAATCTGTATTTGTAAAGCCATTGCAACTATTTTAACATCATGTAATACATATTCTATTTCTTGTTCTGTTAAAATGTGGTCGTTGTTTCTTTCTTCGTTGTAGTCAATTTCTAGTTTCTGTATAGGTAAGTTGAAATCTTCCGCAATCTTTCTAACGGGAAACGGTAATTTTTTTAAACTGTCATAAAATATAACTTTTTCTTGTTTCTTATTTCCTGTTTTAAAAATGACCTCAATAATATAGAATTGACCCATTGACGATACAACGCAACTGAAAGTTTTTTCTTGTTTTTCTTTTGAATATTTAAAACCGTTATTAAATAACCAATGTATGATAAATTCGCCGTCAAATTTTAGGTTGTGGAAATATACGATTTTATTTTCTATTGAACACCACTTCATAAAATCGTCTATTGTTTGACCTATTGTTGTGTTGTCTGTATTTCCTACCTCACAAGTACCATACGCCCAAACATGACAATCATTTTCATTTGTAGTTGTTTCAAAGTCAGCAACATAACGTTTCATGCATTGAAAATCATTTCAAGTTCTTTCAGTTTTGCCACAACGTCCATAAATTCATACATAAAATCTATGTTTGCAATATCTTCGGTATAGTACATTTTCATAAATTCGTCTGTATCCATTGACTTTATTTTTTTGATTAGATTTTTTGACATTTTACCGAATACATTTTGTAATCCTGTAATATAGTTGTCTTTATATCGTTTTGCTTTTTTATCATAAAATTTAGGATTTGTTTTTTCTTTTAATGAATGTGTATATTCTTGCAATTCTTTTTTGTTACGGAAACGGTCAAAATTAAATTTTTTCGGTTTAAACTCATTATAACGTGTATCGCCCATTAAACGTCTGTCTTGTACTTTTTCGTCTGTTGTCTTTCCTCTTGATTTAAAGTTTTGTTTTTCAATCTGTTTTAATCTCTTTTTGTTTTCTTTGTTCAACTGTGCAACTTCTTTTTTAATCTCGTTATATGTTTCACGCGCAACAACCACACCATGAACATTTTTAACATAACGATAGTTTTTTCTATTTGTAAATTGTTCCAATTCATTTATATATTTATTGAACTCTTTTCGTGATGAAAAATTTTCAATGCCTGTATAATCTATTGAAACATCAACATCAAATAAGTTGCTTAATCTTTTTTCTTTACGTCGTGCCGAAGTCTGTAACTTCTTTAGTCGTTCAACGTCCTTGTTTCTAATCGTAAATTTATGTCTTTTAGGCATACATATTGCACTCCTTTAATCTCAACCAAGAAACCCCGTTTCTCAATTGTCGCATAAGTTTTTAAGTCTGCTAGTATTGAAAGGTCAAGTTCTGTTTTAAAACGTCTTGAATGTGCATAGTTTAGAATATCACGTTCTTCAAGGTGTCTTTCAATAAATTTTGTAAGATGTAGGTTTGAGCTGAACCAATACGTTATGCCCTCGATTGTGACATGATATTCACTTTCTAATAAATTATAATAAATACCGTTTCTTGTTTTTCCCATAAAATAAAGGGAGGTAAACCTCCCTTTGCACCTCCTTATTTTGCTTTAGTAGGTTTTAACGCAAGACCGATTGTTAAGAAGCGAAAACCTTTACGTCCTGTTTTTTCCATTACTTTAATGGGTAAGGGGTTTTCCCATGTTGCAGGGAAACCGACTGTCCCAAAAAGTTTAACCATTGATTGATTGATACCGCTTGACACTGTACCGTATGTTTTACCGTCTTTGTCAATGAACACGCAACGAGTTGCCTTTGTAACTTCGCCTGTTTTTTCGTCTACCAAATCAATCTTGTGTGCAACAAAGTTTGTAATTTCAATCACTTTTCCCACATAATCACGTAAAGCATAATCAGTATCATTCATTGCATTAAATACTAATGCTTTGCTTTCTAATGACCCGTCGTCAACGATTGACGTAAACACTTCTTGTTTAGCGTTCCCGAATTGTTCCTGTACGCTCATTTCTTGTTGTGCATTTCCTTGTAATGCGATTTCGTTTTCTACCATTTCATTTACTTTGTTTTTCATTATTTAGTTACCTCCATAGTATCGTTTTTTTCTACTTCTTCCGCAAGTTCCAAAAATTTTTCAGTTTCCATGCGATATAACCTCTCTGAAACCTCGACCCCAGTTACGACCACGTTTTTTCCTTTATAATGTTTTTTGGCTACTCGGTCGGCTCTGTCAACATCATAATCACCTAGAACCGTGAAATCTTCCAATGGTACACTTGTTACGTTCCCGTTTTCGATTGTGATTTCCTGTGATGAGATCGTTGTGCTTTTTACAGCTTTAGTAATAAATTTTCGCATATTGTTATGCTCCTTTCTGTGAGGGTTTACCTCTTCCACACCCTTGGTGCACCATTATAATATCATATCTATGATGAATAGTCAATACTTTTTTTGAAGTTTATACAAATATTTACCTATATCAAAATACACCAATTTTTTATATAATGAAAGTGTGGAAATATACAAGGAGGTATAAATATGGATAACGAAAACAGAGAGCCTATGACCTATGATGAACACGAAGCATTGCTTATTCAAGTGTCGAATGCAAACGGCGACGTAGGAAGTATGACAGAGGCTTTACAATCATTGCGTGATAACTACAAATACACACGTGAAAGTTATGACGCAAACAGAACAGAACTTGAAGAGCTTAATGACAAGTATAAAAAACTGGAGCAAAAAAATCTTGACTTGTTTATGCGAATTTCAGCAGACGACAAGAAAGACAAAGAGAACGAGGACATTGAGAAAGACGACGAAGTAGAAAACCTTTCTTATGATGACTTGTTCGACGAAAGACAAGGAGGTTAAAACATGGCAGTTAAAGGAATGAGCAAAAGCGCAACACCCGAAGCGATTTTAAATACCATTCGTGCGAATGCGTCAAGTGATTATCAAGAACGTGTGCCCGTTGCAACTCAACAAAACATTGCGGAAGTAGGAAACGCAATCACAAATTACGAGCCTACAAGAAACGAATTTCTTAATTCTTTAATTAACCGTATTGGCATGGTTATCATTCAATCACGCTTGTATGAAAACCCATTAAGAGAATTCAAAAAGGGTATGCTTGAATTTGGTAAGGATATTGAAGAAATTTTCGTTGAGATTGCAAAGGCACAAAGTTATGACCCCGAAGTGGCAGAAAAAGAAGTGTTCAAAAGAGTTATTCCCGACGTGAAAACAATCTTCCATCGTATGAATAGGCAAGATTTTTACAAGGTCACTATTTCAAACGACCAATTAAGAACCGCTTTCTTATCATACAGAGGTATTGAAGATTTAATCGGACGTATCGTTGATAGTTTGTATAGTGGGGATAATTATGACGAATTTTTGTTGATGAAACATTTAATGGTGGACTACGGGGACAAAGGTTTATTTTATCCAGTAACCGTAACCCCTATTACAGACGAAGCAAGTGCAAAGGCATTCACTGTAAAATTACGTGCTATGGCAAAAACAATCGGGTTTATGTCTAACAAGTACAATGCACAAGGTGTACACACTTTCACACCTATGCAAGATATTATCATTTTTATGACACCCGAAGCTGAAGCGCTTATGGATGTTGAAAGTTTAGCACGTGCATTCAATCTTGAATATGCTGACTTTTTGGGCCGTATTGTTATTGTTGATGATTTCGGTGGACTTGAAAATGTGCAAGCCTTAATGGTTGACCGTCAATGGTTTATGGTGTATGATACATTCTTCAATTTTACAGAACAGTACAATGCACAAGGTTTATATTGGAACTATTTCTTCCATCATTGGCAAGTGCTTTCAACTTCACAGTTTGCAAACGCAATCGCCTTTACAACAGAAACACCTAGCATTGAAAGTATTACAATATCACCCAAAACCGCCACAGTTTCAAAAGGACAATCTGTACAATTTACCACTCAAGTTGTATCAAATGGAATGGCAAGCGAAGCAATTAGTTATAATGTAGTAGCAACAAGTGGTGATATTACTAGTGCAAATACATCAATATCCTCAAATGGGTTATTGACTGTTGGTGAAGATGAAGAAGCAACAGGTTTGCAAGTAACCGCTATTTCTATTTTTAACAGTTCTAAAAATGATAGTGCCACAATTGCGGTTACGGCTTAATGATTTTTCAACCTGAAACGGTGGTACGTTTACTTTCAAACGTACCACTTTCTTTAAATGAAACTAATCAATTATGGTTCGATAGTCTAACGGCGCAAACGTCATATTTCAGTGGTAAAGTGGCACACACATTTACAGAATTTACCTATCAAAGAAAAGAGGGTAATTTTATTGCCGTTGACATTAATGCAGAGTTATTATATAACTGTAATTATTTAATGTTTCAAAACTCTAATTATGGTTCAAAATGGTTCTATGCGTATATCACAGATATTGAGTATAAAGCACCTAGTACAACATGGGTTCACTATCAAATAGACCCGTTTCAAACGTGGTTGACAAGTTTACAATTTAAACAATCCTTTGTTGAACGTGAACACGTATCACGTTGGAATGTAGACGGAACACCTACCATTAATACAATCGAGGAGGGTATCAATTACGGTACAGAATATCGCACTGTATGGCAACAGAACTATTACCCGTATAGTGATTGTATGTTTATGTTGTTATGTTGTAAAAATAACATTGGCGCAACAAAAGGTAGTGCTGAATTTTCAATGAGTTCAATAATGAGTGGTGTACCTACCCCGTTAAATTACTTTGTATTACCCTTTAATGGTAGTTATCAATTATTGAATGTAAACGGTCAAAGAATTTCATTTCTAGGTGCAATATTTAATGCTATTTCAAGTAATGAAGATTTAGTAGGCAATGCTGTTTCGCTATCGGTAATTCCATATTTACCTTTTGACGTTTCTGTAAGTGGTAATAATGTAACGTCTAGTAAGTTACATGTGTGGGAAGCGAACGGCATAAAGGTTGCTCGTATCAGTGATAACGAAGCGATACAAAAGACATTAGCAAGTATCAATAAATACGCAAATTTCCCTAGTTATAGTGAAAGTAAATTATTGATGTATCCATATAGCTATACTGAACTAACAGACTTCCAAGGTAATGTATTTGTTATCAAAAATGAGTATGTGAATGGAAATACGATTAACATTGAAGCAATGGGCGGTGTTAATGCTTTGCAGAAAACCGCTTATAAGGTTAAAAATTATCGTGGTTCGGGCAGTACCCTAGACAATGCAATTATAAACCAAACCGTAAGTGAAATACCAATACTTGATGACTATACCGCCGCATACTTGCAAGGTAACAAAAACAGTTTAATTACAGGAACGTTATCAAGTTTAGCAAGTACGGCTTTAAGTGGTGGTGTTGCTTATGCAACAGGCAACCCCGTTGCCTTAGGAGGTGCAGTATTAAGTGGTATTCAAGGTATAGCTGGTACAATGGCAAAGTTAAAAGATATTGAAAATGTAGCGCCGTCTATATCCTCACAAGGTAATAATTGTGTATTTGATTATGGTAATGATATCAAAGGCTTTTGGCTGAGAAAGAAAACTATTACAAGCGAATACGCAAACAGTTTACAAGATTACTTTAAAATGTTTGGTTACAAAGTCAATCGGGTTAAAGTACCTAACTTACACACTCGTCAATCATGGAACTATATTAAAATGATTGATTGTACGATTACAGGAAATATACCGCAAGACGATTTAAACACAATAAAGGGTATGTTTAATAACGGCATAACTTTATGGCATAATACTGATGTGGGCAATTATGCTTTATCAAATAATGAGATTTAGGAGGTGGAAATATGAGCAGAATCAGAAGTATGACACATGATAATTTTAATTGTTTTCAAGGTCGTCATAACAAATGGTGGTCAGCATATGCAAATGAAGCAGTATTCATTGATTATTATACACGTTTGAAAGAATATGCTATAAATATGTTTGAATGGCACAATCTACCTCCTACCGTTGACGAGCGTTTTTTAGAATTATGCTTGTTTGAATATGGGTATGCCGTCTTTTTCAAAAATAAAGATAACGGCTCACTCATGGCATTGAACAGTAGAATAGACGGACGTTTAAACGTTTATCGTATACCATTATATCGTACCGCTTATGCAACAAACGGTTTTCAACAGAATTTAACCATTGATGATAGCGTATTGATTTTCAATAATTATTTAAGGCAACCAACAACATTAACTATTGAACTGTTCGCAAAACGTCTTTATGAAGTTGAACAAACAATCATGGTAAATATGAAGTCACAGAAATTTACAACCATTTTCAAATGCCCCGAAAGTCAACGAATGACTTTTAAAAATATTATGATGCAATGGGACGGAAACGAGCCATTTATATTCGGGGACAAAGGTTTAGACATAAACGCTATTGAGGTAATCAACGCACAATCGCCGTATAACATTGATAAAATGGATATACACAAACACATGATATGGAATGAAGCAATGACATTTCTAGGTATCGACAATGCGAACACCGATAAAAAGGAACGTCAAGTCGAGGACGAAGTAAAAGCAAATAACGGACAAATTGAAGCGTCCCGTTATATAATGTTAAATGCACGTCGTCAAGCGTGTAAACAAATAAATGAAATGTTTAAGGAAGAATTGAACGGTCAAAAAGTATGGGTTACATTTAGAAACACAGACGAGAAACTTTATCAAGACGCAGAAAAAGATATTGATAATGTTTCACATGAAACAATCGAAGAAAACCCAAGCGACGACAAGGGAGGAAGTGAGCAACCAAATGAGTAAATATACAACAGAGGTACGCTTTATTTGTGAAAGTACATTACAGAACAAAGGTATTGACATTTCAAATATGAGCGTTGATGAAATCATCAATCAAAGCATGAATGATATATTTAACTTTTCATTCCCTATCTATGACCCCGCCTATTTAGCGACATTACAACACAATATTTTAAACCATTTCTATACACGTGAAATAGGTTTAGAAACTGTTCAACTTTGGAAACAAAAGTTAAATGCACGTCTTAATTTAATCATGCCAAAGTACAATAAAATGTACGAAAGCGAACTATACAAGCTTGACCCGTTGAGTAATTCAAGCGATATTGAAAACATGGAACGCACAAGCACAGGAAACGCACAAACAAACACAAACAGAAACGCAGAAAGCACAAGCGTACGAAACGGAACAGGTACAACGCATTCAACTTCTAAACACATATATAGTGATACACCGCAAGGACGATTGAGCGGTAAAGATTATGCAACATCACTTGATGAAGATACATCAAACGGAACGAATGAAACAAGCGATAATGGAACAGGAACAAGCACCGAAACAAGCACAGATAAACAAGAAATAAACAATGTAGAAAATTATATAAGGAAAAGAATAGGTTTGAATGGTATAACAATAAGTCAAAATATTGATGAATTTATTTTAAAATTTAAAAGCATTGATATGATGATTATTGATGAATTAAACGATTTATTTATGTTAATATGGTAAGGAGGTAAAATATGGGAATAACCAATTGGGATAATAAACAAATAACACCATTTACATTTTATTGTCAACATGTGCTACCATTAGTATATGATGAAAGTTTAAGTTATTATGAAGTGCTTTGCAAATTGCAAACAAAATTAAATGAAGTAATAAAATCACAGAATGATATACAAGACACATTTCAAGAATTGCTTAAATTTGTAAATACACAGCTTGAAAAGTTTACAAAAGAACAACTAGAAAAATGGTTAAATGATGGTACACTTGCAAACTTAATCTGTAATTATTTAAACATAAAAATAACCTTCAACACAACTACTGAAATGATTGAAAAAGCAAATGTTGAAATTGGTAATAAAGTATCAACTCTTGGTTACTATCAAATCGGAGATGGAGGTCAAGCTGACTTTATTATTAGCAATGTTCCTGAGGATTTTTCATTGCAATTAAAAAATGGTTTATATGCAGTTTTAGTTATTCAAAATGACATGAATGTTAAAGCTTTTGGTTGCAAAGATAACAATGTAGAAAATGGAAATTTAATAAATAAAGCACTTTCATTATGTGATATTATTCATGGAAATAACAACGAAGTATATGACGTATCTGAAACTATTATAGTTAATAACCATAAAACCATATACAATTTAAAAATTAAGATTATCGGTGTAATGCAAAATGCAATTATGATAAATGGAAGAACTAACACTCTCAATAATGTAAAAGTTAATTGCAATAATCTTGCGCAAAATGGGATAATTGGTACTAAAACATCAATCGCACAAACTCCCGATTTAACAATTATAAAAAATTGTCGTGTAGAAAATTGTAGCGGTAATGGTTACGATACAGGAATAATACGAACATGTTGGGATAATTGTTACGCAGTTAAGTGTGGTATTGGTTTTATTGTTACAACTACTGATACTGAACATGGTTATCTAATTGCACATGACTGTATTATTGGTATTAAGGGGTACTATGCAACAATTATAAAGTCTTGTCATTTATGGACTGTTACAACTAAACAAATAGGTATTTATGTTCCCGCCTATACTAGAAATTTTATTGTTAACAATTATTTCAATGACACAAATGATATAGGTATTGCTTTTGAAAAACAATCACAATTTCAAGTAGATAATATTATTTTAGTTAACAACACTAACGCAGTAGGTTGTACTGATGAAAACAGCCGGTTATTGAAATTTACAGGAAAAAAAGAAGATTTAACATCATTAGTTAATATAAACATTGGCAGTATTAACGGGTATTTTGAAAATGTGGATTTATATAACGAACTTCCATTGAAAAACAATAATAGGTGTGTGAATGTACAACAAGGTAATATGATTACACAGAACCAAATAGGCAGTGTAATTGCAAATCCAAACCCCTTACAATCGCAGTTGCAGTTGTTTAAAAAAATGTTTGCGATTGAAAGCAACTCTATAATACCTAACTTTAATTATTCGTTGTCTGATGTCAAAACAAACGGTTATGAACGCGAATTTACAATTAAAATTACATTTAAAACAACACAATCAACTAATATATCAACAGATATTGATATATTTACAATTAATTTTAATGATTATTTCTCATCATTAACATGGGCAACTGTTGATAATAATTTAAGAACAGTTATTGCACCAAGAATAGTGAATAGTACTTTATATTTATATGCACCGATAGAACGCAATCTTGTAACCGATACAACCGTTGAAATCGCGGTAAATGTAAAAGGTTTTCTAAAATAGGAGGTTAATATATGAATGTTAATGAAATTACGCAAATGGTTAGTACTTTGGGTTTCCCTATCATTATGTGTGGGTTCTTTGCATGGTATCTTGTTAAAAGAGATACTAAGGATAATGAACGAGATAAACAACATAGAGCCGAAGTCGAAAAGCTTTCGGAAGCAATCAACAATAATACACTTGTCATGCAACAAATCGTCGATAAAATGGGTAAATAAAATGGCATGGATAAGTCGTGCAGGACCATTGACTTATGTCGAAATGGAAAACAATGCAAAAATTGTAATCAATACCTATCGAAACATGGGTTATAATGACAAGACAATAGCGGGTATACTAGGTAATATGCAAAATGAAAGTTCAGTTAACCCTGAGCGTGAAGAAGTGGGTGGAGGAGGTGGTTATGGACTGGTACAATGGACACCACAAAGTGTATTGATAAACCATTGTGCAACTCTTGGACTTTCACCGTATAATAGCGGGGACGTTCAACTTCAAGTATTAGACGCAGAACTTCAAAAAGTAGCAAGCGTCAATAAATGGTACACAACACAAGCATTTATTAACCCATATAAACCAAGTGGAGCAACCGATGACATGGTAGGGATAACAGGGAAACAGTTCAAAACTAACAGTATGAATTGGAGTGCCGACAAACTAGCTCTCATGTTCATGGTTGGTTATGAGCGTCCAAGTTATGACCCCAACGTAAACCACATAGAAAAAAGAAAAAGCGACGCTTTAATATGGTATGAGTACATGGGTGGAGTAATACCGCCCACCCCAACTCATAAAAAAGGAAATGCACTTATACATTTAATGCTATGTAAAGCATTACTAGGAGGTTTAGGAAAATGAAAAAATACGGTTTAGATTTAAGTGAACACAATGGAAGTTTAGACTTCCAAGCAATCAAAAACGCAGGTAACGACTTCGTAATTTTACGGTGTGGTTACGGTTCTGAAAGTACACAGAAAGACACACATTTTGAATATTATTACACACAAGCAAAAAAGGTAGGTTTACATGTGGGTGCATACTTATATAGTTATGCCTTAAATACTGAGGAAGCCTTAGCAGAAGCAAAACAGTTTTGCGAGTGGTTAAAAGGTAAACAATTTGACATGCCTGTCTATTACGATATGGAAGACGCAGACGGTTACAAGAAAAAACACGGTATGCCAAGCAATGCTACATTATCAGCAATGTGTCAAACGTTCTGTAGCTACATGGAAAAACAAGGGTATTACGTTGGAATTTACGCTTCTGAAAGTTGGTTAAAAAATCAACTTGCTCTTGTTGTTTCAAAAAATAAATATAATTTATGGTGTGCAAATTGGGGTACTAATAACGGAACGCTACAAAGTGACAAGTCAAGCGCTTATCGTTTACACCAATTCACAAGCATGTATTCATTAAGCGGTAAACGTTTAGACCGTAATGTTTTATACTATGACTACCCCACATTATTAAAAGAACGTGGTTTTAATGGATATAAAGGGGGTTCAGTTATAAAACCAACAAAGAAAACTATTGAAGAACTAGCAAATGAGGTTATCAAAGGACTATGGGGTAATGGTGCAGAACGTGTAAGCAAATTGACACAAGCGGGTTATGACGCGAACGCAGTACAAAACAAAGTCAATGAAAAACTAGGTGTAAAAGTAAAAAGCATTGATACACTAGCAAGAGAAGTTATTCAAGGAAAATGGGGTAACGGTGCGGAACGTGTAACAAAATTGACACAGGCGGGTTACAACGCAACGGCGGTTCAAAAGCGTGTAAATGAAATGCTTTAATGAATAATTTAAGAACATAAAGAAATTTATGTTCTTATGTGCTTTATTAAAAGGAGGTTTACTTATGTGGTATAGTGCAAATAGATTATTGACGTTAAATTGTTTATTTAACTTTGTTATTTCAAATCGCGGTGGAGGTAAAACCTACGACTTTAAAATACGAGCAATAAAACGTTTCATTAAGAACGGTTCACAGTTTATTTACTTAAGACGTTATAAAAGTGAGTTAAAAACAATTCATACAATCTTTAATGACATTATCGCAAACAACGAATTTAAAGAACACGAATTAAAAGTAAAAGGCAACACATTTTATTGCGACGGTAAAATATGCGGTTATGCGATTGCATTAAGTACGGCGCTTACATTAAAGTCAACGTCATTTCCTTTAGTTGATTTAATAGGTTATGACGAATTTATTATTGATAAAGGTGCAATACGTTATTTACCTAACGAGGTAGCGGCATTTCTTGAAATGTACGAAACAATAGCACGTAAACGTGATAATGTTCGTGTAATATTCATGGGTAATGCAATAAGCATTGTAAACCCTTATTTTCTATATTGGAACATTCAACCCGACATGAACAAACGCTTTAATCGTTACGGACATATAGCGGTTGAGATATTCAAAGACGAAAAATTTATCGAAGAAAAGAAACAAACTAAATTCGGTCAAATTATCGACGGTACAGAATACGGAAGTTATGCAATAGAAAACACGTTTATAAATGATAACGAATACTTTATCGAAAAACGAACAAGTGAAAGCAAGTTTCAATGCGCAATATTTTTCAATGGTAAGTATATTGGCTTTTGGTTCGATTTTAAAGCAGGTAAGATATACGCAAGTTACAAGTATGACCCCGATACGTCGTTTATGTTTGCAGTTACAACGAAAGATTTTAAACCAAATATGATGTTGATAAAGAATGCTAAAAAATCATATTGGATAGGTAATGTAATAAATGCGTTTCAAAATGGTTATTTGTTTTTTGAAAATCAACAAGTCAAAAATCTTTGTTATGATATGTTTAGAATATTAAATATTTAAACAAAACACTTGCATTATGTATCAATCTATGGTATACTAATAGTGTAAAGAAAGGAAGCACTCAAAGGAGTTGCACAGGTACAGAAGAATGACAAAACAGCATTTTAATGAAATGATGGAAAACACAAAAAAGAGAATTGATTATCTTATGGAAAAAGAGGTTGATATAAATATCACTTCAAGATTGTATATTATATTAAATAAGCATAAAACTTTCAATAAACGAAATGTAATCATTATGATTGACTTAAACATAATTATTGACGGTTTAAATTTATCATGTGGAGGTTTAAAATAATGAAAGAACCTACAATAATGTTTCAAAAACAAATTTATAAGAATTATTTAAAAGTAAGACGTAAAAATAAATGGTTGCAATTGAAACATTCAATTATAAAATTATTTAACTAACCCGTCCTGACATCAAGTAACTCTGTTCAGTTATAACACACCAAGAATGAAACACATTATAAGTGATTGTTCAGTGATTGGAACTGTGTGTAGTGATTGAATGGGGAAAAATGGTGCCGGGGCGCTATA